GGAGGCGCGGGGCCTGCCGTCAAAAATGGCAACAGTCAAGCGTTTATGTTTCTGCGTATGGACCGAGGCGGAGAATCCCGCTATCGACCGCGAGGCGTGGTCGGCCTGCCAGGATAAAGACTACCCCATCGACATTCTCAAGGGTCGCAGATGTTGGGGCGGCCTCGACCTCGGGGACACCGGAGGGCTGACGGCTTTTGCTTTGATGTTTGAGCCTTCCATTGATGATGAATTCTGGCGCCTGAAGGTGTGGTTCTGGATCCCCGGGATAGGATTGCACCTGAGAGAGAGCAAAGACCACGTTCCTTATCTGGCATGGCGAGACGCCGGATATATTAACGCCGTAGACCGCAAGACGATTGATTACAGTTTCGCTATCGTAAAGATGAATGAGATATGCCAAGACTTCAATGTTCAGAAGATTGCCTATGACCGATGGAAGATGAAAGACTTCAAGAAGGATCAGGACCGCCTCGGGGTCACCCTGCCCGAGCTGGTTGAATTCGGCCAGGGCTATCAATCCATGTCCCCGGCCATTAAGATATTCGAGACCAAACTCATTGAGGGCGCCATGCGGCACGATGGAAACCCCTGTTTAACATGGAACGCATCCTGTGTGGTGGCTGTCAGTGATGCCGCTGAGAACAAGAAATACGACAAATCCCGCAGCACAGGCCGCATAGACGGTATTATCGCGGCGGTTATGGCCTGCGGGATATTGGAGGAAAGCGAAGGCAAGTCTGTTTACGACGGTCTCACAAAAGAACAGATTATAGCAAGGATGACAGGACAAGAGGTTGAAGAAAAGGAGAAGGAGGCTTAAATGTCAGAAAACAACGGTAACAAAGAAGGAAAAGTAATTGCGATCTGCCCTATCTGCGGTAAGAAATTCAGGGATGGACCAGATCAGCGCCATGCAACGGCAAAATATCTTATGCCGCCGCAATTACCGAGGATGCCTATTCAGGTGAGCCTTGACAAACTAATCTGTACTACCTGCGGAATTGATGTCTATCCATTGGAAGCCCTTGAGGAACTGAAAAAGAGATTGCGGGGAGAAGGCGGAAAGATCGTGCAAGCGCCGGCCAACATAAAAATTGTGAAATGACGACACTCCCACAAAAAGACCTGTTCAGGCTTGACGAGGTTGCCATATATCTGGATGTGAGCAAATCAACGCTCTATCGCTGGATCAGCGACGGGATCCCCGGCAACGGTCAGCTTGAAGTGGTCAAAGTAGGCAAGGGGTTAAGGATAAAACGGGCAACAATAATTAAAATACAGAAAAGATTCCAATAACCCCTTAAAATCATTCGATACACTCCATAAAAAAACTGTCTCATTCGTTATTATTCATTATCATACGTACTTAGACAATCACTCTCCTTTCTGCAAAACTTACCTTAATGAGCATACTATCAGGGATAAAAGGATTTTTTGAAAAACGCATGGCTGCCGCTGCTGGCGCGACCGACGATCACTGGTATAACCCTGGTGGTTTTTTTTATGGCGGCGTAGGGCCTAAGACCAAATCAGGCGCCAAAGTATCAGAGTTTAACGCCATGCAACTTTCTGTTGTGTGGTGTTGCATCAAGATACTTTCCGAGGACAGCGCAAGCCTTCCCTTGCATTTATATCGTCGCTTACCGAATGGCGGGAAAGAAAAAGCCATTGATCATCCCGCTTATTATCTTCTCCATGACCAACCGAACCCGGAAATGACCGCTATGAGTTTCCGGGAAACCCTTAAATCTCATGTTCTCGCCTGGGGTAACGGATATGCTGAAAAAGAATATGGAAGGGGGAGAATAGGGAAAAGTGTTATTAAAGCCTTATGGCCGATTACTCCCAACAGGGTCACGCCGAAACGCAATAAAGGAGAGATCAAAAACCTTCCTTACAATGCGATTTATTACCATATCAACATGGCAGGAACCAACTTACCAAACGTAGACTTGCCGAAAGAAAAAATATTGCATATCCCCGGCCTGAGTTTTAACGGCTTGATCGGATATTCAGTTATCGCTGCAGCTCGGGAAGCTATCGGACTCGGAAAATCCCTCGAAGAGTTTGGAGCAGAATATTTCGGGCAAGGAATACACCCGTCTATTGTTGCAACCCATACGGGACCGATAAAAGATGTCAAAGCAGTAAGAGAGGCAATCAACGATGTTTATGTCGGCATGGGGAAACATCACCGGGCTATGATTTTGGAAGAAATATCTAAAATCGAAAAACTCGGCATCCCCAATGACGAAGCTCAATTTCTTGAGACCCGTAAATTTACCAATATCGACATAGGGACCCGCATTTATCGCCTTCCACCGCAGATGTACGGAGAATATGACAAGGCCAGCACATACAAATCAGCAGAGCAATTTAGCCTTGATTACGTTGTAAAGACCCTCCGTCCGTGGCTCGTAAGGCTTGAACAGGCATATAATTCATCCCTACTCAACCCCGATGAACGCAGAGAATACTTTTTTGAACATCTTATAGATGCACTTATGCGTGGTGATGCACAGGCAAGGGCGGCATTTTATACAAAATTATTCCAGATCGCAGGGATAACCCCAAATCAGATATGCGAAATCGAGAATTGGAACCCCATTGGGCCAGAAGGCGACAAGAGATTTGTCCCTTTGAACATGGTCCCGCTTGAAGATGCAGGGAAACAGCAAGAGGCGACACCATCCAAGCAGAAAAACAGTCTTATTTACCGCTCTCGGATTGAAAGTGCCTATTCCCGCTTGTTCTCCGATTCGATAGGCCGCGTGACAAGAAAAGAGGCCCAACGGATCAACTGGCTCAAGAAAAATCATGGAAACAACGGGGAGATAACCGAATTTTACAGAGATTTCCCTGATTACATCAAAAAGCAGGTATTTCCTGCTTTTTTGAGCTTCACAGAGGCCCTAATGAGCATGGAGAGTGAACTAAATTGCGTTAAATATGACGGATTGAGGGCAGAAACAGAACGATTTGTAACCCTTTTTTGTAACCATTTTATTGACCATTATATTGACGAATCAAAAATACTCGTTGATAGCGCGGAGGATTTCGTCGAACGCGATTCAAAAGTGATCGCTGATCTCCAAGCTCATTTACTGGCTGACAATTACATAGCCCATTTGCAGGCACTGACAGGGGCAAAATCATGAAGCCGAAATACGAAACCGCAACCCCGCCGAAGTATGAGACGCGGGAAAAGGGGAAGGAAGATGGAAAGCAAGGAAAAAAGAAAAACGATTGAAGTCAGGTCGATTACATCTGGGGGAGATAGCCTAAAAAAGATTGTCGGATATGCCGCTGTCTTTGACAAACCCTCTGAGGATATGGGTTTCATTGAATACGTTCGCAAGGGCGCTTTTAAAAAAGCTCTGAAGCGTTCCGATGCCAGGGCACTTTTCAACCACGATACCGACACCCTACCGCTCGGACGCCAAAGTGCCGGGACACTTAAATTGAAAGAAGACGAAACTGGCCTTTACTATGAGATTACCCCGCCTGATACCCAGGGGGCGCGGGACCTTATGACTTCTATTGATCGCGGCGATATCAAGGAGGCCTCTTACGGTTTCACTGTCGCTGTCGATGAATGGGACTACTCAGACAAGGATGTGATTAAGCGGACTATCATCGAAATTGGAGAAATATTCGATATATCTCCGGTTGTGTTTGCAGCGTTTAATGATACATCCGTTGCACTCAGAAAAATGGAAGAAGGAAGAAAAACCGCAGGTCCCTCGACCGGCGATGATCATAGAGACGATCCCTCGATCAGTCTCGCTATGATGAAAGAAGAAGACGAAGCATATCGCAAAATCAAAGGAATCAAGGAGGACAACCATGAATAAGTGGCAGAAAGCAATGGACGAGGCTTTCAGAAAAATGGAGGCCATACGAAAGAAGGCAGAAACCGAAAACAGGGCCTTGACGGCAGAGGAAATTCAGCAACGGGAAGGTTTACGGGTAGAGATAGACCGCCTCGATGCCGAAATGAAGTCTTTTGAAGCAGAGGAAGCGACCAGAAAAAGGCTTTACGGTGACGGCGATCAGACAGGAGCGCTTACAAGGGGCGAGGACCCCAATGATGACAGCAGAATCACCATCGACGATCAGCCGATCTATCGCGGATCAACCGCAACCGCACTCGGCCAGCAGCTTCTTGACATCCGGACAATGACAAGACCTGAAATATTCAGGACACCGGAGGTACGCGACGCGCAGAGCAGGCTTGAAAGAAGCCAAAAAAGATATGCCGAGAAAATGGCATCACTTTTGAAGAGGGAATCCAAAGACGATAAAGAAAGCAGGGCGGCGGCCACAGGTGGTTTTACCGTTGGTGTCCCTACCGACGGCGGGTTTTTCCTTCAGGGAGAGACTGTCGTTGATCTCATGACGCACGGGTTCAACAACTCAGAGGTTCTCCCCCGCACAGCGAAAAGAACTCTGACAGCAACGCAGTTTGTCGAAATCTTTGGTATTGACGAACAGTCCCGCAAGACCGGTTCCCGTGGTGGAGGTATCCGGGTCTATACCAACAAGGAACTCGGCCAATTCACCGCGAGCAAATCACAGTTTGAAAAAATCAGAGTAGAACCGCAGAAACTCACGGGGCTATTCTATGCATCCGGTGAATGGATCAAAAATGTAACATTTCTCGGCCAGGAAGTGCGGGGGCTGTTTGGTGAGGAGTTTGCCTTCAAATGTCAGGATCTCGTCATTCGTGGGTCTGGCGCCGGTGAAGCACTCGGTATACTCAACGCAAACTGTCTCGTAACGGTGGCAAAGGAATCCGGACAGAAAGCGGCAACAATCCTCACTACGAACCTTTCAAAAATGTGGGCCAGGTTTCAAGGGAGGACCCCTGTATGGTTCATCAACCGCGATTGCGGTCCAGAACTGGATCAGCTTTCGATCACAGCCGGCACTGGAGCACTGGAACCTCGCTTTGTCACATACGACGCTCAGGGTATCATGAGAATCAAGGGCGCTCCGGTCATTCCTATCGAACAGTGCGAAACGGTGGGCACCGCAGGCGACATAATCCTTGCCGATTGGGGCCAGTATGTTTCAGCAGATCAGGGCAACATCGACGAAGCCATGAGCATCCATGTCAATTTTATCTACGATCAGGAAACATACCGCTTCATCTACTACTTTGACGGACAGCCCAGGTGGAAATCAGCAGTAACCCCGTACAAGGGCAGCAATACAGTCAGCCCGTTTATCGTGCTGGCAACGAGATCGTAAGGAGGATCATATGGACAGGATAAATAACGCATACCATGTTGTGCCCCTTATCTGGGCGGATAGCTATGATGGGGCGGTAGTATCAGACGGCATCAGCATGAAAAATTACCGCCAGTGTGACATCTACATTATGATTGGGGCGGTTATCGGGCAGGCCGGCGCGGTAACTCTTGAAAAAGGAGCAAGCGTCGCCAGCATCGCAACATCGTTATCATTTT